TTCTACAATCACAACTTTAATAGGTTATGCTCAACATAAAGAACTATCTAAAGCTGATTTAGAAAAAGAGTTGGAAACAGAAATCAATAATGATTCATTTATTCAAGAAGAAATTGATAGATTATGGCTTTATTGTGGAAGTAATAATTATAAAGCTTATTGGTCAATGCCTCAAGCAAGTAACCAATGGAAATTTTAATAAGGTAATATGAAAACATTCCTTCTTAAAAACGGTCATCCTACTATTAAATGGTCAATGGTTCCTGATAATTGTTTTTTTGAAGGAACTATTCCTTCAGGATATGATTTAGCTGTATGTCCTACAGATGAAAAACAAGTAATCTTAGACGTTGATTGTAAAAATGGTAAAGATGGTTATAGCAATATTCCTCATTTAATAATGATAGAATTACAAAATACTTTTGGTTATAAAACTAAATCAGGTGGAGCTCATTATTTTATGAATTATACTGGCAATAAATTATTATTAAATACTAGTACTCAATTAGGATTAGATTTAAGAATAGGTAAAAATAAAACTACAGGTAATAATGGCGGTTATGTTAAATATAATCATACTGAAGATATTAGAAAATGTATGCACCTTATTAAACCCACATCTGATAATATGAATTTATGGTTAGAAAAATTATTTACTGGAGTTAATAATTTAAAAATATAGTATAAAATGAAAGAATACCCTTTATTATTTAAAAAAGGTGATTATGTAGTATTATTATCTACTTGTACTGGAAGAGATATATGGCGTTATTCTATGCCTATTAATTATGTTTATAAATTAAGAGAAAATTGTTATAAAAATTCTTTTCATGTAGAAAAAGATGTAGAAAGAAGCTCAACAAATGGATGGTCTTGTAGTACTTTAGATTCTAATTTAAATAAATTAAAATTTAGATTAGCTACTGATGAAGAAAAATATATATACAATCTTAATGATAAACCTTTTCCTATATCTGATTTAATAAATTATAAAAAACCAGATAATACTTATTTAATAAGCTTATTTAAAAAATATAATTTAAAATGACAGAAAAACAAAATATTTGTAAAAATTACAACTCAGGTAAATGCTGTGGAAATTGGAATGAATTTGGTATTTGTAAATTAACTTTACCTCCATCAACTCCTTGTAATTTACATGATAAGGAAACTGAAAAAGAAGAAAATACTGCAACTAAATTTGATACCGGTAAACCTAGTTTTACTAGTATTCCACAATTAGCTTTATTAGAAGTAGCTAAAGGTTTTACAATAGGTAAAGAGAAATACGGTCAATTTAATTACAGTAAACCAATGAAATTAACAAGATATTTAGATGCTTTAGCTAGACATAATAATCAATTTTTGTGTGGACAAAATATTGATGAGAGTGGAGTACATCATTTAGCACTAATAGCTTGTAATGCTTTAATGGCTTTAGACAGTATATTAACTGGTAAAGCAGAAGATGATAGAAATATTAATTATAAATAAATATATGACAAATTTAGAAAAAATTGACCTTTTGTTAAAATTAACAGAAGCAAAAATCTCTCTTCCTAAAATTACTTTAGTTAGAGAAAGAGGACAAGACGGTAGAATGGGTGATGTACCTAAAATTACAGGTAATATTGAATTAAGTTTATTTGGTGAACAAGATTTAATGTTGTTTAGAACAATGATCCAAAAAGAAGTTAAAGATTTATTACCTTTTGAACAACCAGAAGTAACAAATCCTGCTCAATTAGCAATGGATTTAGATGCAGAAGATACTAATCAAACAGATAAACAATAATGTCAAGAGATTATTATAAAGTATTATTAGTCGGTCAATCAGGTAAGGGTAAAACTATGAGTTTTAGAAATATGAGTCCAGAAGCTACTGGATTTGTAAATGTAGAAGATAAACCCTTACCATTTAAAAACAAATTTAAAAACCATGCAAGACCTAAAAATACTATAGAAGCTAAAACAGCTCTAAAAAAATATGCTGATGATCCTACAATTACAGCTATTTGTATAGACAGTTTAAGTGCTTATATGGATATGCTTTTAGGTGAATGTAGGGCAACTAAAAAAGGTTTCGAGATTTGGGGAGCTTATAACGAGGAAATTGGTAAATTTCTTAATTATATTAAATCTATTCAAAAAGAAATCTTTATTACAGCTCACTATGAGATTTTAGGTATTGAAGGTAATCAAGAAAAAAGAGTTAAAGTTAAGGGTAAAGAATGGGAGGGTGAAGTTAACGCCCTCGTTAAAGCTATTTAATTGCTGGAAACTCCTAAAGACAAAATACTACAATATTCATGAAAATAGAATATGAAAGTTTAAAAAATTTTGTATATTTACAGTATAATACTGTAATAATGGACAATCAGCAGCCAAGCCTCTGTTAAATGAGGAAGGTTCAACGACTATCCCGGAAGGGAGTACTGGTAGCAATACTGGGAAAAGGTAGCAATTTTATAAAAATGAAAATAAAAATATATACATTATCACATCCTATTACTAATGAAATTAGATATATAGGAAAAACTAAATATTCATTAAATGATAGATTATGTAAACATTTACTTACATTAGAAAATAATCATAGAGGTAAATGGATTAGAAATTTATTAAAACAGGATTTAAAACCTGTAATTGAATTAATAGAAGAATGTGAAGAAATAAATTGGAAATGGGTAGAAAAATATTGGATAAGTCAATTTAAAACTTGGAATTTTAGACTTGTAAATTTTACAGAAGGTGGAGAGTCTGGTATTATATCTGAAAAATGTAGAAAAGCTAGTATTAAATCTAATACAGGAAGAAAACATTCTAATGAACTAATACAAAAAAGAATTAAAACTTTAAAAAAACAAGTAGAACAATATGATAAATTTAATAATTATATACAAACATATAATTCAGTATCAGAAGCAGCTAAAACTATAAATGGCCAAAGCTCTCATATAACTGAATGTTGTAATAATAAACCCAAAAGAAAAACGTATAAAAATTTTATTTGGAAATATAAAATTAAGATATAGTCTAATCTTATAAGAAATTATAAGTTAATATAAATGGTTATAGAGAAAGAATTTACTATTGTTCTTTATGCTGATAATAAATTTAATGATAAAGGTTTACCTGAATATCATTTAAATGCAGTACAGGAAGATACTTCAGCTAAATGTCCACCTGATTTATTAGGAGATGGTATTACAAAAATAGGTAATGATTGTAATATGATTTTAGAAAAAATTATAGAATTTACTACATAATATGCTACTAAACATAAATACAACAAAGAGCTTAACAGCTAAATCAGGTAAGATTTTAATGGTATTTACTAATACCTTAAAACAATTAAAACAAGTGAATAATGAAATTAGTTCTATTATCGAAGAAAAAGAAGAATTAATTACTAGAGAAGCTTTAGAAATTAATGAGTTAAATTCACTAAAAATCACAAATGAAACTATTTCAAATAAAATTGAAAGTTTATTAAGTTAATAATTAAAAAATATATAATATGCAAGTAAGAAAGCAAATTTTATTATATTTGTAATATGAGAACATCTAACAAAGATAAATTTATTACTAAAGCTAATTTAATTCATAATAATAAATATGAATATAATTTAGTTATTTATAATAATTCTATGAGTAAAGTAATTATTGTTTGCAAACAACATGGTAATTTTTTACAAAAACCAAATGATCATTTATCTAAAAGAGGATGCCCTAAATGTAGCGGAAGACATAAAACAACAATTGATTTTATAAATCAAGCTAATAAAGTTCATAATTTTAAATATAATTATTCTGAAAGCAATTATATAAAAAGTAATTTAAAAATAAAAATTTTATGTGCAGAACATGGAATTTTTGAGCAGGCTCCATATAGCCATTTAAAAGGAATAGGATGTCCTAAATGTGGAATTTATAAATCTAGTTTTTTTAATGGTTGGACAAAAACTAATTGGAAAAATACAGGAAATAATTCTAAAAATTTTGATTCATTTAAAGTATATATAATTAAATGTTGGAATAAAAATGAAGAATTTTATAAAATAGGTAGAACTTTTTTAAAAATTAAAAACAGATTTTGTGTTAATAAAAAAATGCCTTATAATTTTAAAGTAATTCAAATATTTACAGGAACAGCTGAAAAAATATACGATTTAGAAAATGAGTTAAAAAGAAAAAATAAATTAAATAAATATATTCCTTTAATAGAATTTAGAGGGATGTATGAATGTTTTAAACAAGTAATAATATAATAAAAAAAAAATACATGATAGCAAGAAAACAGGAAGAAATTCAAGAAGTAAAAAGATTTACAGGTATGTGCTCTTTTCAAGTAGCAGCATTAAATCCTACAT